CCTTCGGCGACGAGCCTGATAAGGTCTTCAACAGTCTGTCCGTCAAGTTCGGCTCTCTCTTTACCATCGTTGCTGGTAGTGGTGGAACATCCACTCTTGGAGGCGATGGGGATGAACAGCCTTGGGCGACTAGCAATAATGCCAGACAGCTTAGTTTCAAACTCTTGCTTAACGGTTGCATCTTTTTCATCTTGTTCATCCTTCTGTTTGTTCATCACACCATTGAGCCTTGCAATCTCCAAGGCATCTTCAGTTTCTTTCTGTGCATACCCCTCATGGTGTCCATAAAAGTACGCACTGACAGCCAAAGCAATGGCCCCAAGAATCATCCAAGGGTTCGGCATCATTTCTGTTCAGCCCTGGCAAGCGCTAAATGCTCACGTTCTTCCTCAGACTCCAAGTGGTTTGGTGGAGTTGTTGGAGGTGGAGGTGGTGTCCATGACTCATCAAGCTCTGGATTCTTGTAACCCATGAAGTTCCAATCTGGTGTTGCAGATTGAGCAGGAGCAGGTGCAACTGGAGCAGGTGATGTTGGTGTCAAGATTGGAGCAACCTTGTTGGCAATCATCTCAGCACCCTTCTTGGCAACACGCATACCAATCAGCGTAGTGATTGAGCCTGTCATCAGAAGCACGATGTCGTTCAACATCTTGGTGTAGGCCATGTCGATTGGAGCCATTGTCTTCAATGGTTGCTGCACAAATGTAACTGAGTACAGCATGGTGAACACCAATCCACCAAAGACAAGCATAACCATACAGACCACAAAGGCCCATACCATTACCTCACAAAAGGCAATGAGTTCTTCAGTTGTTTGGAACAGCGCTCGCGGTGGATTGAGTAGGTTCAATTTTCTTCTCCAAGATTGGGGCTACAAGATATTCAGGACAGTCCTGAGTGAATTGGCAGTCAGGCTTTTGACAACGCTTGGCTGTGAAGTTCTGTGGGTCTTGGCAAAAGTACCTGTATCTATCTTCACAAGCAGCAAGGCTACTCAGAATCAACAGGGTCAAGGCGAGTCTTTTCACGTTTCTTTTCCTTTTCTTCCATACGCAACACAAGCGCATCCAGCTTCTTGATCTTCTTGTCTTGATGAACAATCAAAAATGACAGCAACATCAAGCCAAAGATTATCAAAGATACGATCACAACCCAAAAACGAAATTCATTCATAGAGCGGAATACAGTCCAATCAGTTCCAGCATTCCCACCACTAGGGCTATTGCGTACACCAGCTTTGCTGTCAGGATTTCCTTTCGGTGTTCTTGTCGCCATGCGTTATCTCGTTCTTTCTTGAGCTTTAACTCACGCGCAACTTCCTGTTCTTCAAGAATCTCATCGTACTTTTCAAGGAACTCTTGGTACATTGAACCAAGCCCAAGCTCTTGTGGAGTTCCATAGATCATTGATTGCTTGAGTTGTTTGTTCAACTCTTTCATCTGCCACTGCATCTCAATACGATCAATCGCACTATCGGCAACCTTCTCTGTTGTCAGAGCTTCTTCTTCAAGTTCTCGGCAGTGCGCTTTCAAATGTCGGATGGCCTCAAAGTACACCTTCAGGTTCTCACAGATTTCATGCACCGCTCTGGCTTGGAACTCCTCATAACTTAACTCTGGCTCTGGTTCGGCTTTTGATTTTTTCGTGGATGGCTTGGTTGGTTCGGTGGTGGCAGGAAGTATTGGCGCAGACGGCTTCTTAGGCGCTGCACCAAAGAGTCCTTGTATCCATCCCCAGATGCCAGTGACTTCTTTGAAGATGGCTTTAGCGTCAGCCACGCCACCTTCAACCTGCTTCTTAAATTTTCCAATTTCAGCTTTGCCTTCTGACAGCATTTGACAGCCAGCGCGGATAGCACTGACTGCACTTTGCGCCATAAGAAGGAGGCTGATTGGGTCCACATCACAGGCCGATCAGCTTCTTGAAGAACTCAGCAGCAGCACCTGGACCAAGCAACACTGCGGCAAGCACTGCCCAAATGTAATACTCTATCTTGGTCATGCGCCTTTCGCCCTTGTCCAAAGACTCGGTGATTGTCTGATAGCGTTGAGCGCAAACAGCTTCATGTGTCATAAGCTTTGCCTCTGTCATTGTCACGGTATCAGACATTTATTACTCCGTTTCTTCTGGTGTAAATTCTTCAACAGTCATTTCTTTGTTTACGTCAATAACAATAAACGTGCTGTCATTTAAATGCCAGCCAGGATTAACAGGGTTGTACTCAATTGGCGCATTGCTACGCCCTTGTTCAATACCATTTTTATCAACTAGTTTGTACATAATTTTTCCTTTAGACTAAACCGTTCAGGTAAACTGACTGCTGTGTAACAACACCTTTATTTGCAGGCACAGTGGTTGCCAAGTTGTTAAAAGAAATTAGCGGTCCATTTTGCTGCGATGTAGGCAAATCATATGCACCTGTAACAGCAACATATCCACTCGACCCATTTGAGAAAGTTGTTGTTGAAACGCCATAAATACCTGAGCGAAGCATGTAAGTTATATGGGTTTGCGGGTTTTGATCTACTGTAGCATTAGTGAAAATTTGCCAAGTTCCATCTTTTACAACAACAGCCGCCCTACATCCTGTATTTCCTTGACTCGATGCCGTATAAATTGATGTGGTAATTGCGCTTTTGGCAGAAAAATTCAAATAAGAAGCATACGTAAATGTCTGACTACTGTTATCAAATGCAGAGTTTTGTGCTAAGAACAAACCTTCTCCAAGATAAACAATACGCATAGACGATGATCCTGGGTCATTTGAAAAGTTCACTTGACTTGGACAGCTCATGCCAGATATGAAGGCTAAAGGTGTTACTGGAACGCCAGAAGAAGTATATGTGCCATAAGCACAAGTACTACTGTATGCAACAACCTGCACAAGACCATCTCCAGTAGTGATTGCAATATTACTGCTAGACATAGCATTGCTAATAAACAAACCGTTTGTGTATGTTCGTGCTGTTATCAACGTATTTGTTGAGCTAATAAAATACAAACCCCAATAGCCAGAGGATGCAGTATCAGAAGACAGCACAGTAACACTGTTGTCAGCATTTGCTACAGCAAGCAGTCGAGCTTGCTGCGATTGCCATAGGCTTGATGTCGTGCTGATTCGCAATGGAGAGCCAACTGCTGTACCTGTTGATGTAGCTCTAACAATATATGTATCAAAAGAATCTTGTGCAACAGAAAATACATCACCGTTTGGAGCTTGCCATACGCCAAAAATATACCAAGTTGCTGTAGCAATAAAAGAAATAGTAGTGCCTTGTTGAGTTCCAGACGTATTAAAAATACTCAATGAAAGACCAGCAGACGAGCTTTTATTATAGAAAACTGCAATATTTCCGTTTGACATGACAGTGGCCTGCCAGTTGTAGTTGCCAGCAGAATATGTGCTGCTTAACAACGCGGTTTGACCTAACACAGCAACGCCGTCATTAGTAAATGTCTGCATGTACAGTGTAGACGATACCGCATAAATTACTGCAAAACCTCCAGCAGATAGTGCGTAAACACCATACGTAGGAATAGTTACACCTGCCGTGCTAGGAAGAATAAGTCTTGAAATAGCGCTTCCAGCGGGTGTAGTAATGGTGAAATTCAAAGCAATGGTGGTGCTTCCAGCAGATTGAGAACCACCATAAATTGAAACAGTATTTCCATTACTCAGCAAGACGGCGGCAGGTTGCCACCCTGAATATTTAAAATTACCAGCAGTACTGCCTGAATGCTGCATAGCCACTCCAGATGCAATAGTCTTGCCGCCTGAAGTATTATTGTTCTCGTATTGATTGTAAGGAGCCAAAGAAGAATATGAATGCGCTCCTCCAACCTCAGTCAAAACAACAGTATCTCCTGTATTGATAGTTCCGTATTCACATTTTACTTTAACAAGGTTTGGTGTGATGCCGCCATTTGGTGTGCTTACTGTACGTGACATATTATATTACTCCTCATATCCAAAAATAGTTACACTCACTGCTGCTGTATTTGCATACACAACAATATTCTTTGCTGCTTGTGCAACAATGCCGCCACGCTCTAAAACACCGTTTTGAGGAATAGTTGCATCGTATTCAAGATACTCAGAAATACTTGGAGTTCCAGAAGCCGCTACAGCAAGCCTTACTGAAATTGGTGTTACGCTTGTATTACAGATACTCACAGTGAGAGTACTTACTTTACCGCTAGGAACGGTATATACCGTAGTGTTTGTTGTTGCGGCAGGATTTGACTGCCCCAAAATTCCAGTAGCCATGTTAGGACTCCTTAGTTAAAACTTGAAAAGAAAAATGCTTTGCCAGTTGTTACACCAGCAGTACCAAATGAGATGTTTCCAGCGCCATCTGTAACCAATGCTTGACGCGCAACGCCATCAGTAGTTGGCAAAGCAAATGCCGTAACAAAAGCTGTCAGGTTTGAATCAAAAGCTTGAACTGTTGAGCCAATATCTCCACTTGAAAGATAACCAGTTGCTGGAATGTAAGCGGTAGCCCATGTGCCACTTGATGTTCTAACTCGCATCTCATTGGCTGTGCTGTTGAAATATAGCGCACCAGTAATTAACGCATTTCCATCATTGTCAACAGACGGGTCACTTGCTTTTGCACCTAAGTATTGCTCTGCAAATTCAGCAACAATGGCAGCGGAAGCAGCAGTTGTTGTTGCATCAGTATCAGCAGAAGATGCAGAAGCAGCAGCAGCAGATTCGCTTGCAGCGGCAGCAGCCTCACTCGCAGCAGCAGCAGAAGCACTTGCAGTAGCAGAAGCAGCATCGACAAGCAAATACCATTTTGCAGAGTCTGTGTTTGTGCTAATTGGTGTAGTGCCAGTAGATGTATGAGAAGTCTTGCACTGATAAATATTGCTGTTGCTACTATCTTTTACTAAGTCGCGCTCAAGATATGCTGTAGCAGAAGCCCAATTACCACGGTTATTACCAATTGAATCTGAAGCAACTGGATTACCATCAGAGTTAAATGACAATAGTTTTCCAGCACGATCTGCCTTGCGAGGCAAAGTCATGTTAATGCTTGTCGGGTCAGTCTGTGGAGCCTTCAACGCACGGTCAACAGCTTCAGCGTTTTGCTGTGCAAAGATGGTCTGTTGGTCCATCTCATCGTTTACAGTGTTAGCAAAGAAATCGCCACCAGTAACGAAGTCTGTTGTACGCTGGATGGTACGGTTGCCAACAATAGCAATCTGAGTTGCACCAGTTGGTGATGCAGTCAAAGTGATTGAACCTGTGCCGTTGCTATTTATTGTTACCGTGTAATCGGTAGTCAATGTAAGCAGCGTGTCATCCTTGTAAACAGCGATGTCGGTGTTTGCAAGAATCTCAAAGGTGAATGAATACGGGCCAGTACCACTGGCTGTATAAACCACCCTACGAGTTACGTTTGAAATTGGTACGCCCATGATTTCTTCCTTTGCGTGATTTTATGTGGTATTTGTCAATCTTCCAAATTAAAAGCAGGCTCACGTTTTTGCTGCTGATACTTGCGAATTGATAGTTGATGGTTCTTTTCGATCTGCATTGTCAAGTCAGGATATTTCGCTGCAAAAGCAGGATTCTTAATAGCCGCATCCTTGAACTCAGATTGAATCTCAGACAGTTTTGCTTTAATACCTTCGTATGCTCCAGCCGCCATTTGATTGGTATACATAGGGTCAACCAAAGCCTTGCCTACAGCACCTTTGAATGACACGCCATCTACAGCAACGCTGTTCATCATCATCAACATGTCTGAATACTCGTTGTCATTCATACGCACATTGGAGATGGAGCGATCTGGCTTGCTGATTGGCATACCCTGACGCGCCTTGGCAATGTCAAGCAGCTTAGACTCAACAGGGTCAAGGTCTTGCACAGTCTTGTTAAATGGCAGAATCCAGTTGAGCGAGTTGTTGTCACCAGTTTTGATTTCCTCACCCCACATATTGCGAGATGGAGCAATCTTGTCTGAGCCAAGTGGGGTCTTTGCCAGCCAGCTTTTGAATGCAAAATCAAAGTAGCGATGTTCAGGAGACAGGCTTTGGTCAACCGTAACTTCACGCTTTGTTGGGTCAATGGTGTTCTCAATCTGACGGAACAGAGCGCCAGCAGGCATTGGAATTGGCGTTACACCACCAACCATGTTGGTTGCAATGCTGCCAAAGAATTGAGTAGCAGCAGAGTTTGCAGCTTCACCCTTGGGGTCACGCTTAACTTGCTCAACCATTGAGACAAACTTTGACATTGACGACATAAATGGCAGTTCACCAATGTATTTCACTGGCATAAGCGCAGAGTACAACAGCAGATCATGCCACTCATCATCATCTTCTTTGCCATAAACAGAGCCAATTTCAGCTAATGTTGAGGCAACACCAAGCATTCCACCAATAGGCTCAAGGCCAGCATAGCTATGGTATGTATCACCAACTTTCACCGAGAATGGTTGCCATCCAGTAGATTCACGCAAGAACTTACGACGCTCTGGGTCAGCAGGACCAGCACCAGTGATAGTGCCATCCATTGCCATTGTGTAGCCAAGGCCCATGAATGAAGCACCCATGCTGGCTTTGCCCATTGCCATCTGACGACGAGCGCCACCAGCAGCATAGTCTTCACGGATTTCCTTCAATGCCAACTGCATCACAGGTGTACGGGCAACCATCTCTTTTTGAGCGTTGATAACTGTCTTCACGAATGGGGCAAGAACAGTGCCAACTGGACCCATATCATTGCGAAGTTTGTTCAATGCCTGACCAAAGCTACCCAAGTCTGATTGCAAAGTACCTTGCATAACAGCCTGGTCAATGCGGTCAATATTTCGTGCGTCAGGTGCAGCAATCTGCATTGCCATACCGTCAAGTGCTTTCTCTGAATCAACACCATTCTGGATTGACAGCAAAGCATCACGCGCAGCCAGCTTACGAGTTTCCATCTGAGCCAGCATAGCCTTTGACATCTCATCAACAGACTGCATTGCACGGAATGGCAGACGCACAGCTTTGCCAATGAAGTCAACAGCCATTGCCGTTGGGCTTTCAGGGTCGGCAAACAGCTTGGCAGAGATGGCAGGGTCTGGAACTTTATCAACGTCACGACCAACTTTATAGATTGGTGCGTCAGTCACAAATGACTCAAGGCCAGCCTTTAATCCATTTGGCAGGCTATGGAAGAATGTTGCCAACTCGACAACAGCTTCAGTTGCAAACACTTCATCAGCGCTTTTGCTACCAAATAATGGGGTAACAACACCTTTATCAAGTGCGCGACCAACAGTAGAAGCAAATGTAGTGTCAACAGATCGGGCCAAAGACAGAACCATGTTGCCAAAGAATGCACGTTCAGTGGTTGCTGGCGCGTACATCAAGCTGGACAGATACATCTCTTTCCAGACTTTGCCAATCTGCTGCGTAGTGCTACCAGCCATCTCAACAAAGCGAGATTGCTGGTCAAGTGTAAGAGTGCTGTAAGCGTTAGCCAAGTTCTTCAAGTTGCCGCGACCACCCATCTCATTCAGCAGCGCGTTAATCTGATTCACATCTGTCAGGCCAGCACTGCCATCAACAGGCAAGCGGAACGAGCGCAAGGCACGGGCTGTCTCAGTCTGAGCAGCCTTCAGCTTCATCTGAATAGCAGAGTGAGTAGCCAAGTGGTTACGGAAGTCAAGCAACAGCTTGTCGTCTTCTGTACCAACTGGCATTTCCTTGATTCTCTTGGTCAAGTCATCCAAGTGAGTAGCAGACTTAACTAGCAAGTGACGACCAGCAAGCAACTGCTCTGCATTCATTGTCTCGCCAACCTTCATTTTCAGCAGGTCTGGAGCAATGTTCAAGCGAGTAGCCATGTCATTCAATGCTTCATCCGATACAACACCGCGCTTGGCAACGTCAGTCTCAGCCGACATCATCTTGCTGGTTGCATCAATGATTTTGTCAATGTCTGTTGGGTCTTGAATCTTGGTGAAGTTGAAGTCGATGCCAACTGCTGGCGCTTCAACACCATTCAGGAATGTGTCAGCCTGCTCTGGTGTGGCAGTCTTGATAATGCCAAGCAATTCTTCTTCAGTAGGTGGAGCAACCTCAACAACTTCATCTGCCTTTGTGATGGCAGTCTGCATCTCGTCAGCAGTAGCTGGAACAACTGGTTGTTCAGCAACAGGCTCACCCTTCTTGCGCTTTGGTTTAAACGCCTTCTCAATGGCCTGAACAGCGCCAGGCACTGTCTGCTTCTCCGACTTGATTGCAGCGTCTTGTACGGTCTTCTGAGCAGCCAGAGCAGCAGTGTCATCCATAGCACCATCTGCCATCTTGGATGGAGCAGTGATTGCCTTCTTGATTACCTTTGCTGTGCTTCCCAAAGCCTCAAGAGCAGAGCCAAGTCCAGCGACCATCACACCTTCTGGTTGTGGCTGTTCCATTGGATTAGCCATATCAACCTGTTTAGGTTCATCAGTAGGCACATCCTTTGGAAGCAAGCTATCAAGACGTTGGTCAAGTGGTTGAATCGCCATTATTTATTCTCCGAAGCTGGTTGTTGTTCGCCTGCTGAAGTTGCGGCAGTGCCAGCAGTTGCAGCAGCAGTGGCTTTCTTGGCCTTCACTAGAGTTTTTGCACCTTTGACATAGCCACCAGGCGCTGCCAATTCAGTGATTTTCTCAATTGGATGTGTGCCATCGCCAATCATTCCAACATTATCGTCTAACCACTTTTTGACTTCTTCAGTTGTTGGCATGGTTTTGAAGCCCATCATATTCAGGATGTCGCCAGGTGCGCCCAAGAAACCTTGAACTGGACCCTTGACTCCAGCCGCCAGTGTGTCAGCCAACCCCATAGCAGCCTCAGACATTGGCGCATCAGTACGACCAGCACCAGCACCACTGCCACCCATAGCCAACATAACTGGTCTGCCAACTGGAACAGACTCACCATGAGGTGCGTTGTAATACACAACATCACCATCGTCAGTCATCTCAGTGGTGAACTCTGGGTCGCCAGACTTTGCACGTTCCATCAATCCTTCACGCACACCAGGTGCTGACATGAAGTAATCATGGTTGTAGATGTCTTCAATTGTTGGGCGTTTGGTAATCATTGTTGACCTTCTTGCTGGCGCTTCAAGTTCTCTTTATAAGACTTTACAGCAGCAGTTGCAGCGTTAATGTTTGTCTGATTTGCTTTTCTTGTTGTAGCTTTTGTCATAGCTTGAGCAACAGCAGCATCATCATTTAAGTCAATGTTAGCCAACTCAGGAATCATCATCACAGCAGTTGATCGCTCTTGGTTTGCAGCCTTACCAAATGCAGGTGACATTTCCTTCTTTGCATTGCCAGCAAGGTCAATACCTTTTTGACGTACTTCAGGTGGAGATGGCAAGATGCCTTTTTCGTTTGGTGTACGTGCGTATGTGTAAAGCTCTGAAACCAACTTGTTACGAGTCTCTTCAGCAGCCTGACGCGCATCAGCAGACTTCAACTCAGCAGGCAGTTTGTCAGAACGGATGCCAACAGACAAGCCAATTTGCTGCACACCAAAACCTAAGTCATCGCTTGGGTTTGAAAGCTGTTGCAAGAATGTACGCTTTGAGCCAACCGTCAATCCTTTTGCTTTAATCACTTCATCAGCAGTAGATAAGCCAAGTGCAACACGTTGTGCAATAGAAGCAAATTGAGCCAAGTCGTCACGCTGAACTCCAGTAGCAGTGTCGCTCATAATAAATGCACGGGCAGTAGCCAGCATTTCAGGCGGCACAGCCATAGTCTTCAATTGCTTGAACAAAGCTTGCTGTTGAACGCCATTGTTGGTTGAGTACAACTGACGCATGATTTCGTCACCAGCGCGTTTGTCTTCATACAAAGCGTTGTCAATACCTTTGCGTCGCTGGTCAATTACTGTAGAGAAGTTTGCAATAACCTTTGAGAATGACTCTGTATCAGTAGCCATCAAGTCGCGAAGCACAACTTCTTTTGTGTTAATGCCTGCTTCGTCTGGTCGCAACTTACCAAGAAGCAAGTTGTTGTAAGTAGTCTTGCTGTCAGCAAGGTACTCTTCCTTCATCAGTTCTTTTGTCAGCACACTGATTTTTGCAGCCTTAATAGCTTTGTCAAAGTCAGCAGTAACAGACTGAGCCATCTGTAAACCACCAGCATCAAACGCTTTGTCTTGAATGCCCTTACGATAGGTAATCAAGAAGTCGTCGTAAGAACGCTGCTCACCAGTTTTTGCATCAGTCCAGAAGCCTTGAGAAATTGATGTCTCTGCCAGCTTCAATGTGTTTGTAATGTCATCGCCCAAGATAAGCATTTGCTTTTCTTTGCGCTTGCGTGTCTCTTGTTTGTACGCCTCTGCCATTACGGTATGAGAGTACATGCCCATGCTTGAAGCGAACTTCAATGCAGCATCACCATCAACACTAGCCAATGACTTTGAGTAACCAGTTGTAAGTGTGTTCAGCTTCTGAGCAACACCTTCAGTTTTCAGATCACCATTTTCAACATCAGACAACAGCTTTACAACTTCAGACTTTGCTTCAGCTTCAAATCTTCCAGCCAACTCAAATGAACGAGCCTTGCGAACTGCAACGTCGTACATATTGAATTTACCGCCAAGCTGTAGCATGGATATATCGCCATGCTTTGCAGCTTCAATCTGCTCAAGTGTCAATGGATTGTTGGCAACATCAGTCAAAGCCTTTTGTTGAGCAAACTGTCCAGCTTCTTGAAACAGGACATTACTCATGCGATCAAGCACTTGAGACATTGAGTTTGCCGTAGCAGCCTGTGCGCGGAATCCAATGTTGTCAACCTGTTGAGGCTGAATTTGCACCATTGGTACGCCACCTTGAGGTGTACGAAGACCAACTTGACCTGATTCAATTCGTGCTGTTGCCATTGTGGACCTTTAGCTTTTAGTTTTTGCGTAATCGAATGCGCCTTTTGCAAGCGTTGCATTTGAAAGCAAAGTACCTTGTTGACGCGAAGAAGATGCAGCCATCTCGTACTGACCAGCTTGGCGAGTAGCTGTAAATTCATTCAAGAAGTTTTGGTACTGAGTTGACTGAACCATCGCAGCAGCATCTTCAAATCCATACACACGTGCAGTCAAAGCATTCAAATCTGCAATGCCAACATCTCGCATTGTTGCAGCGACGTTTTCACGTTGAACATCTTGAACAGAACCACCTGCACCCAAAGCAACACCGCTTGCAGCAGCACGTGCGCGAATTGATGCGTTTGTTGCTCTCATGTTTTTAAGCAATGAGTTACCAACAATCTGGTAGTTCATTGCTTCAGACTCAGCCTTCTTTAGTGTACGACCAGCCTGAATCATTGCGTACTGTTCGCTCATGTCTGCACGAACGCCAGACACTACAACAGCATCACGCGCAGCTACCAAGTATCCAGTTTGCTGATTTATTGCGGCAGCTTGTTGAGCTTGAGATGATGCGTATGCTTGGATAAATCCAGCCGCAGCCATCATTCCACCAGCAGCACCGCTACCAGCAGAAGAGGCTGAAGAAGAAGACATATTTCCAACACTAGTACCACTACCGCCTGAAGTTAATGAATAATCTACTGCCATAGTTATGTTCCTGGGTGTACTGCTACACGGTAATCAAGGCCAAGCAGTGTTAGCTTCAATGGAAGATTCTGCGATACCTCAATGGTAGCTTCTCTTGTGTAACCAAGCACACCATTGACGCGCTTGATACCTGTAAATTCTGGCTCTGGCAAATCAGTCAATGCGTTATCAAACTGACGAAACGCTACTGGTTGATTGTTCAAAAGCATGTGTTGGCTGTTGCGAACAACTGCGTTAATCTCAACAATGCGCTTCTTAAACGACAAGCGTGAGCCTGTCTGCAACTTCACCTCGACAGGCATAGTCTTGACGTAAACAGAAATTGGCAGTCCAACTTCGTATGACGTTGTGCTGGCACGATCAAAAGTAACTGAGCCACTTGTTACAGTCTCATTTGATTGAGGTACACCGTCGCAAATCACATTCAATGCTTTACCTTCATGTGGAAGGCTTGACTTGCTAGAAGCAACACCACCAGAAAAAGAGCAATCAGTAAACAAGGCATCGTCAAACATCTCAACGAAGTAACGAGCAGTTCCATTGAATGTGCGCTTTGTCACTGTATACATGGTGTTCACATCAACACCAATATCAATGAACAACCCGTCTGTAGTGAACTCGGATGGACTTGTTACCTGCTGTGAGCGCATTACGCTGAATACAGCCATAGAGCCATCAGTGACGTTTGTCATCAAAAGCAAGTCGGCATCTTCAGTGCTTGAAGATTTACGTAAAGCAATGCGCTGTGGATTTTTGAGCAGATGCCCTGAGAACAGCGAGATTCGTTGTGTAATGTATGTAAGTTGCGCGTCAGAGAACACAAACTCGTTCAATGATTTCCCTTGACGCTGGATGTAGACAGAGCCAGATTCAACAGATTGAACGCGAGTGCCAGGCTTAATGCCGTTACGAGACACGTTCTTGAATGTAAATGTCAGTGGAGTAATTGGGTCTGTGCCAGCTTGAGGCACATAGAACTCACCACCAGTTGTAAATACTTGGAAGTCACGCGACGAGATGATGTCAGTGATGACGTTCAACTCATTGGTATCTAGCGTTGCTTCAACAGCATCATCATCCAATGATTCAGTTGGTACAAAGTCAAAGAACAAACCAATCTTGCTACCCCAAATTGTCGATGGGCGTGACTTAGAGCCGCCAAAGAACAAGCGACCTTCATGGAAGGTAACAGTGCTAGGCCAGCCTTTTACTGAACTCCACACATCAACATATCCAGTTTCAAGCTCCCAACTTCCACTTGCAACAGCAGTTGAATTGAAGAACGGGTATTCTGTGATGACGTTTACCGAAGTACCACTGGTGTAAGAAATAATCTTTGCACGACCTTGAGGTGTTGCATTGATGTATTGATTTACGTGGTCAGCAGTAAACACGCTTGTAGATGCAGTCAATGTAATGTTCCCAGACACAGCGCTTGGTGTAAGCGTTGCAGATGGGTTTGTAATTGAAAGCGTGAAAGCGTATTTTGGAATACTGTCAAATGTGATCGTAGAGATAGTCCATGATGCGTCTGTTGCACCACGAACCATCTTTACTGGTGGAAGGTCTGGATGAACAACAATCAGCGTATCAGCAGATTGAGTCCAACACATATCGTCAACCATATCTGAAGTAATGGTTGTCACAAGATAGTTGTTGCCAGTTCCATTGATGTTTGTAATCACAACACCATTCTTTATCACGTACATACGCAAGTGAGTAAAGCACAGCATGTAGCTGTCAGCAACAGAGAACTGGAATGGAACAAGTCTTACGCCATTGCCAGCAGAAGGTGTGCTGCTGTTTGGCAATTCAAGAACATGCTTAGTGCCTGGGCGACGACGTAGACCACCTTGAGGGTGAATCAATACGTTTGTGGCTTTTGCCAAAGAGTTGGAATATGTTGGAAGATCAACCCTTGAACGAAGCAAAGGGTCGAGTTCACCAGTTGAGAAGTTGCTTATTACATCAACAAAACGAGCCATATCAACCTCGTACAGCAATCAAGCTGAAGTCTTCAATAACACGCACAGGATTGTTTTGACCGTCAATTTGCATGGCAGTGCGGAAGAATCCACCACGACCATTTTCAGAGATGTCACCAGTGGCAACACGCTGCCAGTATTGAGCTTTGTCTGTTTGTTCAGTGATTGGCATAGCCAAGTGCCAAGCCATCATGTACTTGAGCAACTGAACAAAATACTGAGGCATCGCGTACTCACCAAGAGAGTATTGATAGTCAATGTAGACATCTTGCAAGTTGGTCAACAACTTGTTCTCTTGGATTTCCCAATCTTTGTTTGGGTATGCGCCTGTGCCAGCCGATGCGTACACAGCGCGAGGGTTTGCCAGTTTGTCGCCTGGCAATTGGTATTCGTACTTCCACACGGAAGTTGGAGTTGTAATCAAACGTGCAAGCTTGATCTTCTTGGTATTAAATGTCCAAGGGTATGTGACAAGGGCAGAGTCCCGAATGTCGCCATACAAACGGTCGCAGGTATTGGATTCATCCGTACCGTCATTGAAAGACGTAATCGCCTTTGCACCCAACATAATCAGGGCATCTGAACAGATTGAAATACCAGTATCGCCTGCTGCCATATAAACCTCACAATGTAAGAAAGGCCAGCCACCGAATACTCAGTAACTGGCCTATTCAGTTGACTACTGATTAATCAGTGTCAGTTGATGTCACAGTCACGCCATCGGTAATATCGACAACAGTACCTGTGTTGCTATTCACATAAGCAGTAGACATCACTGGAGTGCCACCCGTTGCCGAGTAACAGAAAATGATGTCGCCAACTTTGAGAATTGATGCGACAGAGTTGAAGTAACCAGACGCACGGATAACTGACTGAGCGTCAGTTGAAGTGTACGTATAGATAGATGGTGCGTTGCCAGCTTTTGACTGACCACCAATAGCGTTAAAGCCAGTGCTAGAAAATGCCATGTTAGTTCTCCTTAATTAGATTAGGATTCACGGCAAGTGATTGCCACGATACCACCAGCATCAATAGTGATAGCGCCAGCAGAGAACACTTCATTCACCAACCAAGATGTCTTCTCGGGAATGTAGTTGATTTCCGAACGCATCGCGATGCCTTCACCGTAGCCGACTGCATCTTTGTGGAATGCAAAGCACACACGGTCCAAAGAACCGTCGATAGCCAAGCCACCTTCAGTGCGGTCACCAATTGTGTGGAACTGGAAGCCCAAGAATGTGCTGATCTCGCCCTGAACCAACGCTTTAACAGTGTTGAAGTCAGAAGAAGTCACAGCAGTCTCAGACAACAAGCTGTCCAAACCGTTAGCGTGAATCACGATGTGACGGCCTTCAGGTGGCACGTTACCCTTGTCCAACAAGCGCTTGGCAGCACGAAGCTTTGCCACGTTCAAGTTGGTAGTAGAACCGCCGACGCTGTTAGCAACAGTCAGAGATGTACCAGAGTTTGCCAAGGCATCCAAAATCAATTGGTCTTGACGACGACCCATAGCAGAAGCCACAACTTGCACCAATTCTTGGCGCTCGTCGAAGTTGACTTTAGCTTGAGAGAAGATGTCGCTGTACTCAGCAGCGTTCCAATCAGACAAAGTCAAAGTGACTTGGCTGAATGACACGTTCAGAGGTGTGACATCAGTTTGGGGGATGCGAGGTGTAGCAACACCAGCACCGACTTTAGGGAACTTTACAGTTGAACCTTCGACTCCACGACGCTGGCGAACCGCTGGAACCAGCATAGCTTTACCTTGGTAGGCTTGCTTGACTTCCGCATCGAAAAGAGTAACAAAGGCGTTAGAGAGAGAAACGCTCATTTGATTTACCTCATAGGTGGTTGATTAGGGTTCTCGCGTCGGTATGCCGAAAATCGGGCCAATGCTTGCTGTTTACGTCAGCCACTCGTCAGTATCCACTGCGGTCAGGGTCTGTTTCCAGATGGGCCTGTTGACATTGTAAACCACATATTTCTACTTGTGTCAACTATTTTTAGACATAGCTTCCCCAAGGGTGGATAGCAGAGGTATCCTTCCCCTCCCGAAGGGACTATCAAGTAGTCCAATCCAGAGTACCCATGAGGTAGCGATTCATCCAACAGAGCGCTTGTCCCACCGCTTTCACTCTGTCTACCCTAGTCCCTCGCTAACAGGCTAGTCTGGTTATCTTGGGGGTGTACCAAGCCAGGTGTTTTCGGGTTCAGTCCATGCAGACCATCAGCTAACGCGCCCTGACGGTTGATGTGAAAAGACAATAAAAAAACCGTTTACAACTACGCTCTGGTGGAAGTCTTTTCTAAATGCACTACTACTGGCACTTAGAAAAGACAGAACGTATGTGTAAACGGCTTCAATCTTTGTTACCTTCCACAGCAACAGTTTCAGTATATACCAAAAAAAGACCCCCGACAAGCAGGGGTCAAAATGGCAACTGAAAATTACTTGATGTTTGCTTGGAACATCTTTTCTACCTTTTGTCGGTAGGCAGGGTCTGTCTTGTACTTGGGGTCTTGAACCATCTGATACAGATCATTCTTGCTCATAGTACCTTCAAGTGGTGTTGAACTGACAGGGATACGACCTTCATAGGATTCGCGTACCTTCATCAGCGCATTGATACCACGTGCTGTACCGCCCATGATCTTGAACTCTTCAAAGTCATCAGAAGACCAGACACCCTTGTTCACCAAGCCACGCGCCCAATTTACCATGCCTTCGACGATAGCGTTACCGTTTGGGCCAAGTGCTTTGAGTTCAGCTTGTGGGTCAATGACATCGTTGCCCATCATCTCTTTGCCTTGAGATTGCAGGTTTGATACTAGGTCATCAAAAGCAGCCTGAGACACACCGTTCTCTGCTGCCCACTTGGTCATTGATTGAGCAACAGGGTTATCTGCTGCGCCTTCACCAAACGCCTTGGTATCGTATTTACCGTCTGCTGGCGCTTTGTGTTTACCTTGGCTGATCTGCTTACGCAAGTCACCCCAAGATTTAGCAATGCCTTCTAAGTCAGGCTCGTTGCTGTCTTTTTTCCAGAAGTTTTCAGGCCAGAAGTCAGGCCGCTCAAGTGGTTCATCGGGTGTAGCTGCGGCAGTCGGGGCTGTGCTTGTCTTGCTATCGGGGTCTGCGCGATGGTCAATTTCTGCGGCTTGAGGATTCTCAGCTTTAGTTTCATCAGTCACTTGCACATTGTCCAATAGGCCGCTGCTTGCGGGTTCGACAGTTGTTGCTTCAGTGGTCAAATGTATTCTCCAGTTATAGCTTCTTAGCTTGGTTAATCCGTGCTTCAATTGCCCTCACCACCGTTCTCTGCCCTTCAGCAAAGTAGGCGTGTGATGGGTCAGTACCTGGCACGGCGACAGGCACATTCACATACATATCTTTCATCCAATCCAACAGCTTCTGACCGTCTTCACTGCTAAATACACGAAAGGTAAGGCGTGATAAGTCATCACGCTTTTGGTCAGCTTCACGGATGTCGGCACTCGGTTGCCCAATTGCGTCTAATTCATCCCAACTCATACTGGCATACCCTGTGGTGGCATACCGCCGCCCTGCATAGCCATCACTTGCGCCTGTGCTTGAGCAGCCATTGCCTGTTGGTTCTTCATTTCTTCCATCATCACAGCACGTTCAGCCTGTGTGTTACGTACAGAAGCTGGTACACCTAGCTTGTCACCGATGTAGTCCACCAGCATGTCAGTCTTGATCGCCAATTGACCATCAGTACCCATTGCAGGGTCTTGCATCATCTGCAAATACTGGATGATCGTATTGATCTCTTCCATGTTTTGAGCCATTGCCAATGGAGCAACAGGCACAACCTTGACTTCCAAGCCATTGACACGCAAAGGCATATCAATCAAGCCACGCTCATCCATGACTTCAAGAATCTTGGACACCAATGGAATCATTGTCTCGTTAATCAGACGACCAAAGGCAGAGCCAAGGTTCTGAGACAACTCTTTCATGCGCTCAACCACCTCAGTAGCTGAACGTGCGCTCATGTTGTCAGGTGGTAACGACTCATCCAGCAAGATACGCTTGATGTTTTGCACCAAGTCGTTGATGATGAGTTGAGATACGTTGAAGTCACCAGAGCGAGGCAGAGCCTGCAATGATGCACCTTGAGGTCCACCGTTACGGGCAACTGGAATGATCGCACCTGGAGTGATCTTGACCGTATTGGGGTTCAATACACCATCGTCAGCCGCTGTGTAGACACCAGCAATAGCTAATGAAGCATTCTTCAGCACCAATTCCTTGGTCTTGTTCAATGTCTTGATGTCAGGCAACGCTGTAATCAATGGGCCACGACCATAGATTTCACCAGCCACCTTCATGTAGCGAGAGATAACCCAAGGGCTAGACTTACGACGACGGTAAACCAGCTCTTGCTTAGATTCTTTGTGAATTACGTGATAGCAATAGTCGCCACGCTTGATGTCATAGATGGTTGCTTCCAACAACTCAACATCATCAGTAGGCTTGTCGTCAATCTTGCGCTGTACGTCGTCAGGAATCTTTGCATCAGGCCATTGGCGCTGGATAGACTCACCTTTGACGCGCATACGACGGTACACGTTGTCTACTTGACCGTTTGCACCTTCTTCATAGCTGACCAAGAACAATGGAACAGGGATAAAGTTGATCTGTTGAACGTCATCACCTGGCTGAACCATCATGGCAGCAGTGCCAACAGCCAAGTCAAGCAAAAACTCACCAATAGCAATGTCAAAGTTTGACTGCTTCAGCACGGTAAACATCTTCTCACCGTACAGATCAAAGACTGCTTGAGCTTGAGCGCGTTTCTCAAATGGAATGTCTGTGCCAGCTTCTAACTTTGCCCATTTACGCTGTGGTGGAAATACAACAGATTGCAAACGGTTGGCAAAACGCTGTGTTGAGTTGATTGCAGTCGAGTCAAACACTCGTTGCATTTTCTTTGAACCAGCAGAGCTACCTTCCCACACGCCATATAGCTGACGTTGTGGCAAAGCAAACTCGTATGCGTCTTGATAGAGCTGTTGGAAGTCGTCTTTTTTCTTCTGAGCGATTTCCTGACGCTTCAAAATGGCTTCTGGTTTAAGGCGAGTGCCGTTTGGATATTTTTTATCTTCCATGATTTCCCTTTATTCGTACCATTCCAATTGCATGTGTGCTGCATGTGCTGTCCCGTTGACGTTGGTCAAGCGAAACAAGTAGTTTGTCAGTGGTTTAAGCACGTATTCAAGTGAACCAGCAGAGCCTCCACCAGATTTTTTACCAGAACCACCAGGAATTATTTGTGCATCCAGTTGAGTTCCAAGAGATGTCACTGTTGGACCGACAACCATTGCTATTTGGCTTGGATTGCTGTCAGCATAGTTACGGTTTCTGTTTACTGGTGTCAGTGTTGTGCCGCCAGTTGTACCTGTACCTTCGTAAATGTAAAACTCAGCATCACCAAGACACATTGCATCAACTGTAATGTGTGGAAACACACCAGATGGGCTTGCAAGCACAATGTCAATGCTTGTTGTAGCAGCCAATGGTGAGCTATCTGGGTAAATCTTGTACGCAAAGAATGCGCGACCATCGTGATTGCGTTGATGGTTCACATCAACCATGATGACAGGCGCATCAGCGCCAGCAACTACCTGAGTGCCAGCGTTATTCTTTTGAGTCAGCGCAACAAACTGCGCTTTCGTGTTGTCTGACTCGCGTTCAACTGTAATGACTGCCATTACTCGTTCAAACCTTCAAATGGGTTCTTGCCTTTTGCGTCAGTGACAGGACCACCTGGCTCCCATGTGTCGCAAGTGCGTGATGATGTGCAAGGAATGTCCCATTCAGTGCAGTAGCCACCAGATTCATTGGTATCTACCCATGATTTATCAACTTCAGGTGGAGTCACCTGTGGATACTGCTTCATCCATGCGTCAATCTGCAAAGTCTTGTGGTAGTAACCGCAGTTACCACACACCATCTCACGTGCAGCGTTCTCGCTCACGTTCCACTTCATAGATTTGTGAAGCCAAAACATGACTTCAGGCATCTTTGGGTTGGCAGGTCCAAGATCGGCTTTAGCAATGCAAACCTTGTGGTTGCGAATGCTCATGCCCTTGTCTTTCAAGACTTCTGGACAAGAATCCAAGGACTCTTCTTCAGACTCCATGCTGACATCAGCAAGTAAATTACGTTCAGGCATTACTTACCCTTCTTGAGTGCTTCAGCTTCGCTCATTGCAATGGCAATAGCCTGCTTTTCATTGGTAACTTTGTCGCCACTTGACGACTTCAGCTTGCCAGACTTGTACTCACGCATGACTTTGGCAACCTTGGCCTGCATCTTTGCTTTGTTGTCCATTATTCTGCTGCTCCTGCTGTTGCGCCAGACAATAACGACCTAGCGCTTCGCTTGGTTGCAGCAGTCATCTTTCCAGATTTACGCTCACCAACTTCACGCTTAAATGTTTCTTCAGCAATTTTCCTTTTTTCTTCAAACTGGCTTGCATTAAAGTCAGCAATCGAAGGCATTTGAGGAACTTCTGGTGGCGCAGATGGTGCTGTTGCGTCAAACGTACCTGGGTCTGTTACTTTGTAAAGTTTTCCACCTTCATAGGTGTAACCTTCTGGAATATTGTTTGCGTTATAAGATTGACCACCAATCAAAATGCTAGTTCCACCCCTAGTTCTACTGGTGATGTACTCACTTGTAGGAACTTCTGTCGTTGGATTTTCAATTGCTTGAGCAAGTCGATTTTGATACGCAGACAAACTACTTCTGTATGAGGCAAGATCAGTCTCGTACTTTGAAAAATCTGTTTTGTATTTTTCAGTAGATTTTTCGTATGGAGCCATCGTTGCAGCTACTTGCTTTTTGTAATCTCCATAAGACGACTCATACTGACCAGCAATGTCATTCATCTGTTGTTGAAATTGCTTGAACAGATTTTCAATATCAGATGTTTTGCGACGTTGAGCGCGTCTTTGTTGGAACTGAGTAAGTACGGTAGCCATTACTGCACCGTCATTCCAGCGCCAAGAGTTGTCTTAATGCCAAGTTCAGCATCAGCGCGTTCAGCAGATAGCAATGATCGACGACCACCACGGGTACGGGCTTTCAAAGCAGACGCTTCAGAAGCAGCAGCCTTGCGACGCTCTTCATCAGCAGCAGCTTGAACTTCAGCAGCTTTCTTTTCCATTGCAGATTTGTTTTCTGCATACTGGAGTTGAGATGCTTCAAACTGTTTACGAGATGTCAACGCTTGAGATTCAAGAGAAGCACCTTGCTTTGCATACTCAGCAGTTTGCGCTGCAAGTTCTTGGCGCATTTTTGCTGCATCAGCGGCTTGCTGTGCAAGTGCTGTACGCTGCTGCTCTTCAGCAGACTGTCGTGATTTTTTTGCTTGTTGTGCTTGATATGCACTACCCGTCAAAATTGCTGCTGCAATCCAAAATGGCATATTAACCTCCGATTAAAACTTCATCAACTTTGTCGGGGTCTGTCTCATCAGTTGCATGAATACAAAACCAGACGCTATCTTCTATTGCAACGATGCGATGTTTTTGACCTGCCTTGATAGTGATGCAAGCTGGAGCGTTGTACTCAGTAGCGTCACCATCAATGTCAACCATCACCTTGCCACTGGACAGAATGCTCAAGTGGTCATAGTCATGTGAATGCTTTACAGCATAGTGGTTGGCAGGAAGCACCATCTGCTTGGCGTACACGCCGCCAGCAAAATGATGCACAACACATAAATCAATTTCAATAGACATGCGCTGATTTTATGCCTTATTCAGAGGAAAGCAAGTGCAATGCTTTCACAGTGATAGCTTAACCAAAGATGTCGAAGTCTGTGCTTGCTGTTGTCTGAACAGGCGCTCTGCCGCCAAGCTGAACTGATCGGGTCATACGGTTGTATTCGCCTCCACCTAGCATCAGGTAGCCAAAGCTATCACCAATGTGTGAGTGTTCGTTCTTGTTTGGCGCATCTCGGAACCGTTCATGGCCTGCGCCGACAGCAACTCGCTTGAAGTGATAGCCACCAGACAGGGCTTTACGCAAAAGTTTGCACTCTGTGTTGACAATCAGGCCAGGCTTGCCGTTGATTAGGCGCTGCATTGGAGCAGCCGACGCTTCACGACGCACCTTGAAGTCGTTTGACGCAGTTGGTTGCGCTTTCAGACCCAAGGTTCGCAGAAAGTCAAAGGCTGTCACCTCATAAATGGCATCACGGGCCATACCAGCAGGGTCACCCCAGATCATTACTTGGTGATTTGGGTATCTGGCATTGAGTTCACCAAGCAGTTGGTGTCCAAAACGCTCAAGGCCCATGTCAAAAGTGACGATTTCTTGGTGGACAACCCATCTTCCATTTGGCAAACGCTGTCCAATGGTGGCAGCAGGGGTCAAACCGAAGTCAAGACCTACCTGAATTGGCACAGAAGGGTCAACTTCAGTTGGGCCAGACATGCTTCCATCTTCAAACTCAGGCCAAACAGGGCGACCTTCCTGCACATAGACGTATTCGCCACCTGCATAACAGCGAATCCAATCCAATGACTTGCCAAGCAGCATCTGTTGGTAGTAGCCAGAAGGTAGGTTGTTGACGTTCTCTGCCTTTGGGTTGAGCTTCCACCACTTGCCAGCGCTGAAGATGTGGTCATTGGCTTCAGGCATATCTGGCAGGTCTTCAGGGTCAACTGGCACAACGCCACCTGGCTGACTCCAGAATTTCCAAGCGTACTTGCCTGACATCTTCTCTTTCTCAGCCATCTTGTGCCACCAATGGTCGTCATCCATCGGGTTGGTGTCCATCAAAATGCCGTGCCAAGTAGCGCCACCATCACGTTTTGTTGGGTAGCGACCAACACGGTGAGTCAAACCGTCAATCACAGCCTTTGGCAACTCACGCGCTTCGTTCACCCAAGCCCCTGTCAGCTCCAAAGACAGCAACTTGCGAACGTCTTTAGGTTGGTCAAGGGCCAAGAAGATGACTTCCAAGTCAATGCCAGCAGCTTCGCCACGGGCAGGCAGTCGGATGTGGTGGGTAATCGGTGGAGTCCACAGCATCGGGCCAAACGTGGACTCAGGGAACAGGTCGAGCCAAGTTTTGATGGTCGTGGTCTTCAGCATGGGGTAGCTGTTACGCACGATGGCCCATCGGCTGTATCGGATGTTGTCGATTGGAGAAGGCTTCTGTTGGACAGCCTTAATAAAAATCTTGCCACAGCAACCGTATGACTTGCCAGACCCTACTGGACCCATGATGCCCTGCACAAAAGCATTGCTCTGGATGAAGTCGTAGATGACAGGGGATTTGCTGAAGTCTAGGTTCAGACCTTCAACTGGCACTTCTTTGGAACTGCGCTCTTTGGTCTTGCTCATGCTTTTCCTCTTGCTCGGATTGTGTTTTCTGCTTCTTCAAAGCACATGACGGCATCTTCATCGCCAACTACCAATGCTTCATCTGCTAATCTGCCGCACACCTTTGCACACGCATCACGCTCTTGCTCAACAGCGTACTTGGTGCGTCTTGCAACCCATTCAGCATCAACGCCATCAGGAAGGGCTTTAGCTGCTACCAGTTTGGAAAATGCAATCAATGATGCAATCTCTGGCCCTTCATCATCAATCCAAATGCACTGGCACAACTCTGCTTGATTAGCCATCTCAATGATTTCATCTTGTGTCATTCGATATCCTGAATATCAGGTGCTTTGACGTTGATGCCAATCACCGATGGTTTGTCGCTTTGGTCTTCAGGGTTGTCCAGCAAGCCAGAAGCTTTGGCAAGAATACGAAGCACTTGAACCTTATCGTACAGTTCAAGCTCAATGGTGGCATTGCCATCTTTGTCGATACGCTGGCTAATCTTTTTGATGGATTGCAGTGCGTGTTCAGGGATTTTGTTGCTTGGCTTGACCTTCACATTGCCAAACTCATCCCATTCAAAGATGTCTGTAATCTTGGTGTTAGCCATCGCAAGCAGGCTGTACGCAACAGCTTCTCGGTTGGCAACAATAGTCTGTGAGCGCTCAATACGCTGCACAACATTACGGACACCACCCCATCCGCGAACAGAGGGGTAGCTACCGTTTGTCTTTTTCTCAATCTTTTCTTCAGCCATAGTGGGTCAGGGTACTCGCTTTAGCGTGACAGGTAGGGCGAACCATCTTTACAAGTCAAGGGCCATCGCTTTCCCCTGTTAATCAAATTTCTAAGCAATCCAACATTGCATGGACATCTGAACTTGAACTTCTCACAAGCTGCGTAAGAGATTCAACATGACCAACCATTGGTGAGCCACCATTGCGGCACTCTGGAATAGCATTTCCAGTTGCTGGCATTGGTCGCATTGCTGGACTAAGACGTTGATTTAAATGCTGCAAGCCTTCACGAAGGTAATGCAATTCTTTTTCAAGCTGGTCAAGAGCAATACCAATAGGAGGCACTTGTCTATTTACTTTTGGTTCTTCGGCATAACCAGCAGTTACGCCAACACGGTCAAAGTTTGGTGGATACATAACTCAGTACTCAGAAAGGGATGTCATCATCCATGTTGTCAAACTTGCCTGGAGCGGAAGCTTGACGAACTGGTTGCTTGTACTGTTTGGCAGGTTGAGCAGGTTGTTGATAAGCAGGAGCAGCACCCTTGGTTTTACCAAGCTTCAGCTTGAAGTAGGGCATACCAGACTTCTTGGACACATTGGACCAAGCACTGAGATAGAACTCTACGCCATCAGCATCCACCCATGTGCCTGTGTAGTCAGCATGAGTATCAGACTCTTTACGTGTGTTGGGCATCAGAAAGCCCGTATTGACTTGCACTTCCATTCGTTTCTCCTTTAGTGAAGTGGTTACAACACAACTGAACCCTCACGTACTGTAGCCCGAAGACTCGCAAAGATTCAGATGTGTTGATACTGGTTACTTGTCCTGTGCGTCACCTCTATGCTGTGTGCATAGCGACTTTCCTTTGTCAGCTTTTACCAGAACCAACAAAATCAATGCTATCACAGTGGTAGCGTTAGAACAAATAAATCTCTTGTTTGTCAGTAAGAACTGTGGCATAGTTGAGACATGGGGCCATCACTCAGCCCTTCAGACGGTAGGCAGCTAACCAACTGAGATAAACGTACTGAATCCATTGGTACTTCTAGTAGGCAACGAACGGGGACATACAGGTGGAGCTAACAACTAGACACTGTTAGTCAAGTTAGATAAACAAGGTGCTGCATCCACTTGTGGATACTCTCACTTTTTTTTAGTGAGTGCCATAGTTCGTCTAGATACATCGTCTAGTCAATCGAACAACCAAGCTAACTCTTGTTGTTCAGCAGCAGAAATTCCCTTTCCACAAAAAATCCTAGGAAAAATTCAGAGGTATACCCCTACGTGACGACGACGGGTGGGGGGGCAAGGGGTGCCTTCGCTAGTACGCGCCAGCACGACACGCCAGCGCGATACCGTGCGCGTCAACGTGCGCGTATAGGGTGAACGACAGACACAGTAGACACGACGGGTGTTATGTAAAGTAGGAATGATTACGATAGCATTACTTGCAGCTGCAGCTTAACCTCATCGATGGATGCACCTGGTCCTGCACGATCCACAGCGATTGCCAGCATGTCAGCGCCTACCGATCGGGCCAGCTGCTGCATCACAGCCTCATTGTCAGAATCTATCACTATAGTCCCATCAATAGCTATTTGCTCTAGATTACCTGCATCTACTGTTGCAATTGTTTTCTTTTTACGGGCCATTACATCATCTCCAGTATTGAATGAGTTTAGATTATCTCTGTTCTGCTGTCTGACCAGGTAGGGTGCTGCCTCGCCACTGACAGCTGCTGCCTCATCTGCTGTGATCTGGTCTGCAAATATCACCTGCCTGGTATGCGCCCGCTGGCCTGGGTAACCCTTGCAGACAATTCTGATGTAACCCTTGCGTTCTAGGCTTTTAAGGTGTCTGCTTATGTTGCTGGCTTCGCGCTGCAGGGTCTGCGCTATCTTCTCTGCGCCTACCCAGGCCACGCCGCCCCTGTTGCAATAGCTGCACAGGACCAGCAGAACCCTTAATTGCATAGGTGTCAGCCTGTAGTCTGCTGCTGCTCTGAATGGTAGGACAATAAATTTGCGCTGATCTGGCAGTGGCTCTGCTAGTCTGATCCTGGGTTTTTTTGGCAGCTGTATCGGTTCTGTCTTCATTCCTGCATTATCCACAGGACGTAAAAAAACCCTGCACTGTGGCAGGGTCTGGCTTAAGCTACCTGGCGCGCTAGTCTGCGCCTGTCTCTGATGGTTCTAACAGCTCTACTGATCGTGGTCTGATTGCATCCGATCAGCTCTGCTGCTGCTGTCTGCGTTAACCCGTCCACCAGGACCAGTGCAGCGCCCTTGCTGGCCTGGCTGTCTGATTTGATCCTGGTTAACTGTAACAGTGTCTTGTATTCGTGCAGTGTCATTGTGTTCCCTTTAAATTGTGCAACAGCCACAGCAGGGCGCATCGATGCACCTGCCTTGTTTATTTCGAATGAATGCCTGGGTTCCGATCTGGATCAGATAAGACCCGTCGCTGTCTGGTCTGATATCAAAATCACCTGGTTCTGCCAGCCAGGTTTTTCTGGTGGCTGTATCGAACTGCACCTCATCACCTGGATTTATCTCTGCGCCACTGACAGCGCAGCGCCCACGATATCTTGCTGTAATGGTTTTGATCATGCTGCCACCTGCTTAAGCATAATTACCTTATTCATTTTGCTCCCGTGGGCAGGGTATGCAATAACTTTCACTTTTTTGTCATAGCATGCACGACAGCCACTGCAGCGCCCGTCGTTCTCATAAGCCCTGCACAGCGTCATTCCACGTTTAACCTGGTCTGCTGTGGGTATGATCACGCTACCATGCAGGCCCTTAATGTATTCGCCCTGTACGCTGTCGCTGCTAAACCGAACGCATACATTCGGCAGCGCCTGCATGTCTGCCAGGACCTGGCGAAACTTAGGAAACTTATGCATGCGCGTGGGTAACCAGTGCTTAACCCATGGCGTGCGCTGCATCACCTCCAGAATTTTCTCCGCCAGTGCCAGGGTATACATGTCTCCAGAATCGAACCATCGCCAGTGGCTGTCTTTTTTCATCTCTGCCACCATATCGTCAGACCAGCTGATGCGCTGCCAGTCCTGTTTATTGTGGGCGCGTGGTGCTTTCACGTTCGGATAATTGTAGTTACCCGTAGTGGCATAGCAGCCCTTGCAGGCATCCACCAGAACACCAGGCGCAGAGATGCTGCCAGGACATGTCTCCAGGGCCTGTAATGACCAGCTGCGAATATTGTCTAGTTTGGATGTAATGCTGATTTTGATCATGTCTGGCCCCTTATTTGATAAACGACAGGGTTTCTGTCTGCTGCACAATTTGATATCCCATGCGTTCTATGATCTGCAGGGCCTGGTGAGTCAGCGTTTTTGTGCCAGCTATACGGGCGAAATTATGGGAAACATCGCAGGCAGGGTATGCTGTCAGAACACCATAATTGTTTTTGATTTGGATGGTTATTTGCATGTCTGGCCCCTTATTTCACCAGGACATCAAAATAAGCCAGCAGCAGCATTACTGCCACCACGAACCAGACCAGGGTAAACGTCACATTAAATATTTTCTGCATTTTCAGACCTCATAAGTAGATGGTTTTTTGAAAATCAGCAGCTGATCTGCTACTGATGCACGAATAGTAATGTACTTTTCTGCACTATGTAATAGGTGTTTACCCTAGGTTATCAAAATAATTGCATGCAGCAGCTGAAAATCAGATAACAGGTGCAGAGATGCCAGGCATCCACCCGATAAACTTTTTACCTAGTAAATAAACCATCTCTCAAATAGGGTTATCGGGTTTCGCTTCTAGTGCGCGTGATGCGCTACTGTCTTCAGTGTGCTTAATTTTTAAGCAATCGACCACTGTGAATTTCGCCAGTGCTGCCTGTTTTTTAAGCAGATGAGGGAATCGGCTTGCACTACACGTCGGGCGCTACGAAATTTCTGGCTGAATCCTATCGCCAGCGGAATGCAGAATTTTTCCTGGCATTCCAAAGTAATTTCCCATGTATGTCAGTTGAAGTCTGAAAACACAGGCAAAGAATCGTTGTCATCCTGAATGACACGCATGTATCTACGCACTCTCTCAGGCGCATTGGCCCCATAGAACTTCTCTGTACGTGCCAAGACATCACGAAGCCATTGCCTGCGCTCTGGTGTGTCTTCCTTGCTGTGCCAGGTGCAGAGTAGCTCACGGGCGTGAGCCATCTCCAGCATTCTTTGTCCGTGTGCCATGTTCTCTATTTGCAGTTTGGTGTATGGCTTGCGCTTGTACGCATTCCATTTGCTTTTCATTTGTCAATCCAGATAGCTACAAAGAAAGTCAGCACAGCAAATGTAACGACCACGCCAGACACTATAAGTAGGATGAGTAAGGTAAGGCTTTCCATTATTGAATCTTATACATGGCCTCACGCCAACGTACACCCTGCAAAAAAGCCATGCGTTTCTCACGCTCAAAGTCATCGTCTTCCAGTACGTCATCAATGAAGTCGTCATTGATTGGAAGCATCTGCTCCATCAGCCTGTCTAGCTGCCACTGCAAAAACATCCTAGCCTTGTGTTCTTTCTCCAGCAAAGCCTTCCATTGTGTGACTTCATCAAGCTCATCTGGTGAGCCTGGCTGTTCAGCATCCAAGATAACTGGCTCAAGTTCCAGTTCGTCAAATGCTTTAGTCAATGCTTCTTTGTTCATAAATCAAACATCCATGTTCGTTGTCCATTCTCACGCAAGATGCGTAGTCTCAGAGCAAAGCCCCAAGCCAGCGCCCATATAACCCACAAGATTCTATGTTCCATAGTCCAGTTGGCAGGGTTGCTGTCCCAATTCACAAACCCAATCAACACGTAGATTACAGCCAGCATGATTGGATATGCAATGTGGTCAATGTATTTCATAGTCTTATCCCATTCTTTTCAAGAAACGATTTGATGATTTCACGTGCAGCATCCATTCGATGCTGGTTTGGAGCCATGTTGTAGTCTTTAAGAATCTCTGTGATCTCTTGGTCTGTCAGGTCAACTAGCTTTTTCTTTTCTTTATACCCAACCTCTCGGTATGGGACTGTTATACCAACAGGCTTTCTCATTTTTTACCACCACCACGTTTGCGCCAGCCACTCATGTGTTCATTTCCTTAATTAAATCGGAACACAGTTGTCTTGCTGCATCATTTCCATAATGAACAGAGATAACAACCGTATCGCCCTCCACTCGGACACCTCGCATTAGCCCTACCCACGGCTTCTGTGCTGGTTGTGACTCTTTAAACAAAGGCACGTCAACATTGAACGGAATACTCTTGATGTCAAAGTTGTCGTGAGGCTCAAGGCGGTACTCGTTGTACTCATTGCGATGGATGCACGCCACAGGCTCACCCTTCTCTTGCTTGGCTTCTGCTCTATGTGCGCGACCTTGCCAATAATGAACATCACACAATCCACCTTGGTCAATGTCTTCTTTGTATAGATTGAAAGCGTAGCTTCCACATTTAATGCACGTGTTCATAGTGGACTTTCAGGTAATTGTTGACGTTGTTGTTGCGCGTATTCTTTGATCTGCTTGGTAGTCCAAGGTGTAGGTGGGCAGGTAGGGAAAGGCCAATTCATAAGTCCTCCAAAAATAGCCAATCAATAAAGCAACAGACGATTACTGCGGTAAGCATTCTTCAGCCTTAATCATCTTTGCTCGTTTCAATCTGATCTCACGGTCAACAATCCTGAGTGCATCCTCAAGCTGCTTGACTGTGCATTCGTCTAGCTGTGCATCATGCACATCCATGCCAAGGTTTACAGTCTGCATCTCTGGTCCAGTGAACAAGAACTTGTCACCGTTCTTTAGACCACGCTTACCCATGTTGTAGATTGCCTCTTGTGCAGCGTTAATCTCTGGCCTCCAATCAGCGCCATGCTTGAGCATTGCCAATGCCTCTGCCACATTCATAGCTGCAATCACAATGTCAATGTCGTCGCGCTTGCCACGACCCTGCGTAATGTTTGCCAGCGCATCATGGTTCTTAATCTTCAGCGCCAGCCCTGCATGTGCAACCTGAGATACAGGCTTCATACCTGACATCACCCATGCCATCGTGTCCAGGCGAACGCCCTTTGGTTTGTACTTTTTGCGAGTCATCGCATCAGCCCTGCAAACGGTGAGTTGTAGCGAATCCAAGACTTGCCAGCACGAATGCGACAGATCAGACTCTTGTCCACCCCATACTTGGCAGCAACTTGTCGGCTTGGTTCACTTGACAGACGAATCTCGTCAGCCTTTTCCCATGTCAACTTGCCTACTGTGCGCTGCTTGTATGCCTGAATCTTTATCTTGCGCGTAAGACTTCCACCAGCATTCTTTCCCATGTGTTGAGTGAACTGTTTGGGTGAAAGCAATTTGCTGTGGTCAGGGTTGACGCATACAGAATTGCCACACTTTGGCAATACAAACCAACCCTTCTTTACAGGGTTGCCAAGCAAGTCTCTGAACAATCGACGAACAGAGATCATCTTTCCATCGTGACATACAGAAGGAACCTTGTTGCCAAGATAACCTGTCCAGTTCCAGCAGTCACCTTCTTCAATTGTTCTTGCCTTCAGTGTTTCAACTGTGTATTTTTTTGTGCCTTGTGTCATTCGATTTCTTCTTGTATTAAAACTTCAATTCTTGGTGTGTCGCTGTATGCTTTCTTCACGTGAGCAGTCACGATCTGACAGTCATCAACGTACACAATTCCATTCAGCGCATCGGTCACAGCCTTTGCGATATTGTCCCAATCAGGTTTCTTGATTGGTTTCTCTGTGCCATCCAGACAGTCCTGTCGCAGCTTCTTTGAGTACGACTTAGGGATTGGCATGTGGATGTAGAGATAGAAGGCTACAGGCGTTTCTAGTGGCTCTGAAGAACCCATCGCATCGCTTGCAGCATCCATAACCAAGGCTTCATAGTCTTTGGTTTTCTGTGGTGTGTACGTCTGGACAAACTTCCCACGCTTTGCAAACCTTGGTCTGCCCTTGGCTACTGGGTCGCCATCCACCGTAAACGTCACTGCAAATGTCATCCATATCCCCTGTTAAAACTAAAGCCTGGTTGATTAGTGTCAGCGGTGCATCTCTGCCACCTTTGAGTTCATCAAGCAGTCGCTTTGCCTGAAAGTAATTCACTTGGTTAGCACGTATGACATCACCGTCAAGAAGAACAACCATGCTGGTATGGTCCACACAGACATAGGTTTCTTGTGCTTCTCAAACCATTCAGAATAGTCTTGAGGGAAAGCTTCTTGCAAAGTTCTTGGATATTTGCGAACAGTGTTGTTAAGCATTTGGACCTTTCAGCAGTTGACTCAAGCGCTCGTCTGTACTTCCGTACTGGCGCTGAAGCGTGTCAATAATCATCGTATCTATGAGGCTTGCTTGCGATCTGCGTTGTGACTTTGCAGCCTTCAACAACAGAGCTTTGGACTCAGGTCGGATACGAACCATGATGGGTACTAGGTGTGTTTTCATGCCTGCATTATGCTATCACTTTGAAAGCATTTGCATCTGTGTTGAAAAAATACAACGAATAAAAATAAATATCTCCCTGCTGTGGAGCCTATGCTATGATGATTGCACTGTGAAAGCATCTCACAGCAACATCAACCTACCAACTATGGAGAGATGACTATGAAATTCGGTACTTTTTGGCAAACCCTAGTCCGACGAAACGCCCCCGTAACCAGTGTTGAAGCAGCAGCTTCATTAGATAGCGCCAGCATGGAGCAGCGTGTCTATGAAGTCATTGCCACATTTGAGAACGGGTGCATCCAAGACGAAGTGCTTGACCAACTCAGCCAATATCCATACTCAAGTGTGACAGCAAGGTTCAGCAAACTGCTCAAGAGAGGTTACATCGTGGACACAGGACTTACTAAACCAGGTAAGTCAGGTCGTCAACAACGTGTACTAAAAATCAATGAAAACAGTTCTCGCTCCTAATGCGCCTTGGCCTGTGCAGGTCGAAGCAAAGCAGCCAAAGATACGTGTACGCAAGCAACGAGCCAACAAAAGTAAGACAGATCAAAACTTTGAACGCTGGTTAAGCGGCATTTCGCCAATCAAAACTAAAGGAAATAACAATGCCTAAACTCACCTCGGACACGATGCTGTCCTGTTCTCAACTGCCCTCCATCATGGGCCACTCCAAGTGGGCATCGCCAAACGATACGTTGTCGTTCTGCATGAAGTCCATTCAAGGTGAAGATGCCCGTACACCAGCAGGTGAAGCTGCTGATTGGGGCAATGCACTGGAGGAATCTATCCTCAAAGAGATGGCAAAGCGCCTTGGCTTGGAGTCTTACGAGATGCCAGAAGAAGCCTTCAACCATCCAACACTGCCACTTGCTGCCAGTGCAGATGCTATTGCGCCAGCACCATTGGAAGGTTTGACAATCAAGAACGACCCAAGCAAGGGTATCTATGTCGTCGGTGCAGATGAGATTGTTCTCACTGGCAAAGGTGTACTTGAATCAAAGCTTACAAGGATGGGTCCAGAAGACACGCTGCCGCTGTATCGTGGTCCTATCCAAGTGCAGGGTGTGATGATGTGTACTGGCCTGCGTTGGGCAGCTATTGGTTGTCTGTATTCAGGCGTTGAACTGCGTATCTATTTGTTCTCGCCTCATCAAGCAACGATGGATGCCATTGCTATTGCAGCAGATGACTTTGAATCTCGCCTTGAGAACTTCCGCGAGACAGGTGAGCCAGCATGGTATCCACCACAAGACAGCAAAGATGCAGACCGTGTATGGCCCAATGCAAAGGATGAAGACATCGACTTGGGTGATGAAGTTGAGGGTGTTGCCAGTGCAATCGTTGGCCTGAAGCATCAGATCAAAGAGATGGAAGAACAGATTGCAGAGAAAGAGGTCAAGCTCAAGACCATGATGCAAGAGTTCAGCAGTGCCAAGTGTGGCAAGTGGTCAATCAAATGGCCCATGCGTCACTTTAAAGCACAGCCAGAAAAGGTTACGCCAGCCAAGGAACCCTACTCAATTCGTCAATCAACACTCACCATCAAGGAAGCCAAATGAAAGAAATCGCATCAGCCTTAGTCAAGGCACAACGTCAGTTCGGTCCAGCACTGAAGACATCTACCAACCCACACTTCCGCAGCAAGTACGCTGACCTGTCTGCATGTATCGAAGCAGTGATTGACGCACTAAATGAGAACGGTATCTTTTTGTTGCAAAAAAATCACGACTGTTCAAACGGCATTATGTGCGAAACAGTGTTTGTGCATGAGTCTGGTGAGATGCTGGAGTGTGGCATTGTTCACTTCCCTGCTGTCAAGCAAGACCCTCAAGGTTATGCCAGTGCGCTCACATACGCTCGTCGCTACTCGTTGATGGCAGCGTGTGGCATTGCACCTGAAGATGATGATGGCAACATGGGTAGTCGCAAGCAGTTCATTGCACCCAACCCATTGGATGCTGTTAAGCCAGGTTCTATTGTTCAGGTCGAATCACCAAAGGTTTTGCAAAACATTGCCAGCAACAAGCAAGTGTTTACATTGACCATACCTGGCAAAGAGCCACGCATCTATGAGACATCGGACACCTACATGAAAGGCACGATTGAGTTGCGTGACAAGGTAGAAAAGTCAGCGATGGCAGCACGTACCAAGATGACTAAGCTGCGTGAACTGCGTGAAGCCAATGATGCACAGATCGACAAGATTGATGTGCAACATAAGGCCAACTTGGTAGCAGACTACAACCTGCGCCTCAAGCGTTTGGGCGCATCACTCAATGAAGGAGAACAAGATGGAGAGCAGTGATTGGAAGAAGCTTGACGACGAGTATCAAGCCTACTGCAAGACTTGCCAATCCGAAGGGAAAGTCCCCGTGGACTTTCACACTTGGTTGTTAGGCGAGAGCTGATATAGCTTGTTTGGTGTGGGCAATTCGGTCAGCAAGGCCGATTGTCCCGCCATTGATTTTCTTGGTCAGCAAAGCCCAAGTCATTTCACCGTTTGTATCCAATGGCAATCCTGTCTCAGCCACTTGATTGCAGCCATGCGTAGACCAGAACCAACCTGCTGTCATGGCAGCGTACTTAGGAGTAGATACTAGGTCTGGCTCCATCACAAAGTCAACGCCTAGCGCTTTGCCAGCATGGAAGTAATTTGCATGACCAGTAAGTTGAATGCAACCACGACCCCTAAAGCGATACCCGTCACCGCTAGACTCATCACGATTACCCATGCGTGAAGCATAGACCATGTTGGCGATTTTCTTTGGATTTCCTGCATAGGAGTTTGCCACTTCCAAAGTAGGGAAACGCTTGGGCCACAGCTTCATCAGCGTAGCAGCTTTGTAGTTGAGGTTCTCTTCCAAGATACGGAAGTGTCCACACTCATGTCCACACTGACCAATGAATGCAGCCTGTTGATTTCTTGTGACAATACCAAAGCGATCAAACACATCGTTCAATGGGTCAACCCACTCAGCACCGATGTGCAGTTTGGCTAGTTGTTCAGCGCGTACCATTAAGTGTTTCCTTTATTTGGTTGTACCTGTCGATGCAGGAGTTGAGTTCGATGATGGCCCTGTCTCCTTCGGCGACGAGCCTGATAAGGTCTTCAACAGTCTGTCCGTCAAGTTCGGCTC